GGAGGATCTAATGGGAACCATTCTTGAAGATACTAAGAAGGCAATCGGCATCATGCCGGGATATGATGCCTTCGATGACCAGATCCTGATGCACATTAACACTGCACGAATGGATCTCGCACAATTGGGGCCAAAATGCGATACCCCGATTGAGAAAGATACCGCTTGGACCGTTTTCGATTCGATCGATGACGAAGCGGCAATCAAGTCTTACATCGCCATGAAGGTTAAGCTGTTCTTCGACCCACCGGGGAACTCCTTCTTGGTTCAGGCTTACCAGAAGCTGATCGAGGAGGCAGCATGGCGACTGATCTATCAGACCGAGGGGAAGCAGAGGTAGAAGACCTCGTCCACCACGGTGTAAAGGGCCAGAAATGGGGCGTCATCCGCAAGAAGGCTAGCGCTGGTCGGAAGGCCACCATCAAGGCTATCCAGAAGAGCGGGCGATTCACCGCCAACGCCACCAAGACAACCATCAAGACTGCTCGAACTGGGGCAGCTAAGGTTCAGAAGGCTAAGCAGGCTCACGATGCCCGAATTGCCGGAAAGAAGCAGGCAAAGGCCGACGCAAAGGCCCGAAAGAAGTTCGCAAACCGCGGATACAAGAAGATCAGCGACTCCGAGCTTCAATCTCGAATTAAGCGGCTGGAGCAAGAGAAACGCTATCGGGAGCTCAAGGCCGATCGCCACCTGGTTCGAGGTCGTGAAGTCACTCGATCGATCCTCGAGAACTCTCTGACCAAGGCCGGAACGTACGCAGCAACCAAGGCTATGAAGACTGCCTTTGATAAGTCTTTCGATCCCGGTAAGACTGGTAAGTCCACGGCCGAGACCCTTAAGAAGGCAGCAGAGAAGGCCAAGGAAGCCGCTGAGGCTGCCTCCGTTGTCGCAGAAGAGGCTAAGGTTGAGTATAGGTCGACTGGCGGACCTACTAAGGTCAAGGGTCCGGCTCTTCCAAAGAGTAAGACTCCGAAGCAGATCGAGAAGCCGAAGTCATACAAGCAGACTAAGCCCTCCCCCAAGAAGAAGCGCTACCCGCGCAACCCTGGGAGCACAGCTAAGTAATGCTCTCGAATACCGCAGTACCAAAATACTACGGGCAGTTTCGAGACGCGGTCGTCCGAGGCGAGATTCCGGTATGTGAAGAAATCTCATGTGAGATGAATCGTATCGATGCTCTTATCGCAAACCCAGAATATTACTACGACGACAAAGCTGTAGAGGGATTTATCGCTTATTGCGAGAATGAGCTCACGCTGTCCGACGGAGCCGACCTCCATTTGCTCGACAGCTTCAAGCTCTGGGCCGAACAGCTCCTTGGCTGGTACTACTTCGAGGATCGCCAGGTTTTCGTCCCGTATGAGGATGGAGTCGGCGGTCGATACGAGACCAAAACAGTAAAGAAGCGCCTTACAATCAAGCAGTATCTGATCGTTGCTCGTGGAGCGGCGAAGTCGATGTATATGTCACTCATCCAGAACTACTTCATGGTGATTGACACTACAACGACGCATCAGATCGCTACGGCTCCGACCATGAAGCAGGCTGAAGAGGTGATGGGTCCTTTCCGGACCGCTATCACCCGAGCCAGAGGTCCGCTGTACAAGTTCCTGACCGAGGGATCCATTCAAAATACAACTGGTGCGAGGGCTAACCGCCAGAAGCTGGTTGCTACGAAGAAGGGTGTGGAGAACTTCCTCACCGGATCCCTCCTCGAGGTTCGACCCATGTCCATCGACAAGCTTCAGGGTCTTCGCCCTAAGGTTTGTACGGTTGATGAGTGGCTTTCCGGTGACATCCGTGAGGACGTCGTCGGCGCACTCGAACAGGGTGCCTCGAAGATCGATGATCCAGTAATTCTGGCCGTTTCTTCGGAAGGAACAATCCGCAATGCGGTGGGCGACACCATGAAGATGGAGTTGCTCAAAATCCTGAAGGGCGAATACATCGCCCCTCACATCTCAATTTTCTACTACCGCCTTGACGACATCAAGGAAGTAGCAGATCCTGCTATGTGGGTGAAAGCCCAGCCGAACATCGGCATCACTGTCTCTTACGATCGGTACCAGCAGGACGTCGAGCGAATGGAACAAGCTCCAGCTGCTCGAAACGACATCCTCGCCAAGAGGTTCGGAATCCCCATGGAGGGATACACGTACTTCTTCACTTACGAGGAGACGATCCCGCACAGGAAGAACACATTCTGGAATATGCAGTGCGCTATGGGCGCCGACTTGTCCCAGGGTGATGACTTCTGTGCATTCACCTTCCTATTCCCACTCCGGAATCAGGCTTTCGGTGTAAAGACCCTGGCATACATCTCTGAGTTGACGCTCATGAAATTGCCTGGTGCTTTGCGCCAGAAGTATGACGAGTTTATCCAAGAAGGAAGTCTCCGAGTCATGGAGGGCACCGTCCTGGATATGATGGAGGTCTATGAAGATCTGGACCTCTACATCGATGAACAGAAGTACGACGTCTCGGCATTTGGGTTTGACCCGTACAACGCCAAGGAGTTCGTAACTCGGTGGGAACAGGAGAACGGACCGTACGGTATTGAGAAGGTCATTCAGGGAGCCCGGACAGAATCAGTACCCCTCGGGGAACTTAAGAAGCTGGCCTCTGAGCGCCTTCTCATCTTCGATCAGGAACTCATGTCTTTTACCATGGGTAACTGTGTCACACTTGAGGATACCAACGGAAACCGGAAGCTACTGAAGAAACGCTCGGAAGAGAAGATCGACTCAGTGGCTGCTCTGATGGATGCCTTCGTGGCATACAAGATCAACAAGGAGGCATTCGAATGAGCGAGGAGGTGAAATGGGTCTTAGTGATCGATTGAGCCACGCTTGGAATGCGTTTACCCGATCGCCGGACAAGAAGAACTTCACTCCCGAATACGGAGCGTCATTCTTCGGAAATCCGAGCGTGAACTATCGCCCCGTTGTCGGAGATCAGACGATCGTCACCAGCATCTACAACCAGATTGCTATCGACGTTGCGAATGTTCCTATCCGACATGTTCGGACAGACGACAACGGTAATCTCAAGAGCTACATCAACAGCGATCTTGATGACTGTATGTCGCTCAGCGCTAACATTGATCAGACAGGACGAGGATTCTTCCAGGATCTTGTCCTGACGCTGTTCGAGGAAGGTGCAGTAGCGATTGTTCCCGTGGATACGAACGTCAACCCAGACATGACTCAGGGATATGACGTCCGCTCCATGCGAGTCGGCAGTATCATCAATTGGTACCCACGGCATGTCCGAGTCGAAGTCTATAACGACCAGACTGGACAGCGGGAACAGCTGACTCTTGAGAAAGAGTTCGTAGCAATCGTCAACAATCCGCTCTACAGCGTTATGAATGCTCCGAGCTCAACGCTGCAGCGACTCACACAGAAGTTGCATCTGCTCGATGCGATTGACCGACAGTCTGGATCCGGTAAGCTGGACATTATCATTCAGCTTCCATACGTGGTCAAGACTGAGCTCAAGAAGCAGCAGGCGGAAGCCAGGCGAAAGGCGATTGAGGAACAGCTCGCCGGGTCTCAGTACGGTATCGCTTACACCGATGGTGCAGAGCGAATCACACAGCTGAACCGACCGTCCGAGAACAACCTCATGAGTCAGATCCAGTGGCTCACTACGCAGCTGTACAACCAGCTCGGAATGACCGAGGATGTCTTCACCGGCAAGGCTGATGCTCGACAGATGCTGAACTACCAGAACCGAACGGTTCGTCCAGTTCTGAAGGCGATCACGGATGCCATCACCAGGACTTTCCTCACCAAGACTGCCCGAACGCAGAAGCAGCGGGTAATGGCTATCGAGGATCCGTTCCTCAATGTCCCGCTCGAGGAGATGTCCAAGCTGGTCGACTCCGTCAAGCGTAATGAGATCGGTACCGCCAATGAGCTTCGACCGAAGTTCGGCTGGGCCCAGTCTGATGATGAGACGGCAAACCAGTTGGTGAACTCCAACATCAATCCGATGGGTGAGGAGATGCCACCCGGTGAAGAGCCGGTTGACGAAACCCCAGCCGCGGATGTACCAATTTCCGAACTGATGGAGAGTAGTCAAAATGGCAGTTAAGTGCGATTTCTCTGGCTACGCCACGAAGAACGATGTTCGGTGCTCGGATAACAAGGTAATCCGGCACGGGGCTTTCGCGGCGTACGATGGGAAGACTGTTCCTCTCGTTTGGCAGCACAAGCACGGTGACGTCGAGAACGTCCTGGGGCATGCCGATCTTGAGGTTCGTGAGGATGGCGTCTACGCCTACGCCCACCTCAACAACACCGATCGTGGCCGGACCGCTCGAGAGATGGTCAAGAACGGCGACATCAAGGCGATGAGCATCTACGCCACCCACGTTCGGGCTCGGGGCAACGACGTTGTCCACGGCGAGCTCGTAGAGGTGAGCCTGGTGCTCCGCGGCGCCAACCCGGGTGCCCTCATCGACCAGGTCTCCATCGAGCATGGCGACAACGGCGATGAGATCGAGGCTGTCATCTACACGGATGAGCAGCTGGACTTCGTTTCTCACGGCGATGACTTTGAGGACGAGGATGAGGACTTCGACGCGGAGGAGACGGATGACGTCGAGCACGCTGAGGAGGAGCCGGAGGCCGATGAGGCTGAGGGCGACGAGGACGACCCCACGCTCGGGGAGATCTTCGATGGAATGACCGAGGAGCAGAAGACGGCGGTCTATGCCATCGTCGGGCAGCTCGTCGATTCCGTAGATGAAGAGGCGGAGGAGTCTGAGACCGAAGAGGCCGAGGACACCGCCCATTCCGACACAACTGAGGATACTATGGCTCACAAGAACGTGTTTGAGGGCTCCGCTACCACCGAGGAGCTCCCCGTCCTGACTCACGCCCAGGTCGAGACCATCTTCGAGGACGCTCGCTCTAGCGGCTCCCTGAAGCAGGCCATCCTGGCCCACGCCGACGCTTACGGCATCAAGCAGATCGAGACCCTCTTCCCCGAGGCCAAGGATCTGTGGAACCAGCCGGAGTTCATCAAGCGCAAGACCGATTGGGTCAACTCCGTCGTCGGCGCTGCTAAGCACTCGCCCTTCTCCCGCATTCGCACCCGCTTCGCCGACATCACCGCCGACGAGGCCCGTGCCCGGGGTTACATTAAGGGCAATAAGAAGGAAGATGAGGTCTTCACGTTGCTGCAGCGTGTTACCTCGCCGACCACCATCTATAAGAAGCAGAGGTTGGATAGGGATGACATCCTTGACATCACTGACTTCGATGTCGTCTCTTACATCCGTGGCGAGATGAAGATCATGCTCGAGGAGGAGCTCGGTCGAGCTGTTCTCATTGGTGATGGTCGACAGGCTTCCTCCAAGGACAAGATCAAGGAGGACTGCATCCGCCCGATCTACAAGGAGGACAGCCTCTACGCTCCTCGCGTCGTCCTGGCCAAGGAGACCACCACCGAGGACGTCCTGGACTCCATCGTCCGTGCCATGGATGACTACGACGGCGCTGGCAACCCCACCTGGTTCGCTGAGCCCCACATGGTCACCGAGATCCTGCTTCTCAAGGACAAGATGGGTCACCGTCTGTTCCGCAGCGTCTCCGAGCTGGCCGACTACGTCGGTGTCTCGAAGATTGTCAAGGTCCCGCTCATGAAGGGCCTGCAGCGCTCCTCCACCAAGAACGGCATTGTCGACGCCCTCGGCATCATCGTCAATATGTCCAATTACACCATCGGTGCGGACAAGGGTGGTCAGCTCTTCGCGGCTGAGGACTTCGACATTAGCTTCAACCAGTACCACTACCTGCTGGAGACCCGTCTCTCCGGTGCGCTGACTCACCCGAAGTCGGCCATCATCGTTGAGCGGAAGACCGAGGCTGGTAACGTCGTCGCGGAGCCGTGATAGATGGCCAAATTCTTCGGTGAGATAGGATTTGCTACACAGGTCCAGACTGAGCCGGGAATTTGGGAAGACAAAATAGTCGAGAAGCAGTACTATGGCGACGTCTTCCGTGAAGCACGCCGCTTTGGTAGCAGCGATGAGATTCTGGGGAGTATCAACCTCAGTAACCAGATCAGCATTATCGCGGATGGATTTCTAACGGATAACATCCAGAATCTCAAGTACGTTCGCTGGATGGGGGGACTTTGGAAGATCTCCTATGTGGAGCTGAAGTTCCCCCGTCTGGTTCTCGAATTGACGGGGGTGTATAATGGACCGACGGCTAGCTCTCCATGAGAAGCTGGTAGAGATCCTCGGGTCAGACAAGGTTTATTATCAGCCACTCCCGTCATTGAAGCTCTCGTATCCATGCATCGTATACGAGCGGCATCCGGGTGATCCGATGTACGCGGACAACCTCAAGTATATCAAAGCGAACCGGTTCCAGGTTACATTGATTGCCCGACATCCCGAGGACCCGACACGAACAAAGATCGAGGACCTTTTGTTCAGCCGCCATGAGTCTCGACTCGTAGCGGACAACCTCTATCACGACATCTTCGACGTCTATTATTAGGAGTTAACATGGCAGCTCTCACTTGGGATAAGACCGGTGAGCGCCGTATTGAGACTGGTGTCGACCACTGCGCACTGTATGTGTACGACCCGGCCCAGAAGACCTACGGCAAGGGCGTTGCTTGGAATGGTATCACCGCCATCTCTGAGAAGCCCGAGGGCGCTGAGGCTACTGACCTCTATGCCGACAACATTCTGTACCTCTCGATGCTCTCGGCTGAGAAGCTGAAGGCCACCATTGAGGCCTACACCTACCCCGACGAGTTCGAGCAGTGCGACGGTTCCGCCACGCTGACGAAGGGTGTCAAGATCGGTCAGCAGGACCGATTGGCATTCGGTCTCGTATACCGCACCAAGATTGGTGACGACGTGGCGGGTCAGGACAAGGGCTACAAGCTCCACATCCTGTACGGCTGCAAGGCTTCTCCTTCCGAGAAGGGGTACAAGACCGTCAACGACTCTCCCGAGGCGATCTCCTTCTCTTGGGAGCTGTCCACCACGCCGGTCAACGTGTCTGGCGCTAAGCCCACCTCGCTGTTGACCATCTCGTCTCTGGACGTCGACGCTACCAAGCTGAAGACCCTCGAGGCCAAGCTGTTCGGTTCCGACGCTCAGGGTGGAGGCGGGGCTCTCGAGCCCAAGCTCCTCCTTCCGGACGAGATCAAGGCGCACTTCGCAGGCTGATATACCACACCGGGGGCTCAGAGACCTAGACTCCTGGGCCCTCGGTGCCTGCAATGCTTATAGTTTCTATCCCGGATCTCGACGGGTTCGACGAGGAGACAGGCACCTTTGTCTCCATGCCTGGCGGAATCCTGCACCTGGAGCACAACCTGGTCGCGCTGTCAAAATGGGAGTCAATCACCCATAAACACCTCATCGGGAACGACAAGATCGAACCTGATGAGATGGCGCTCTACATCAAGTGTATGATCACTGATGAAGAATACGACCCGTCGCTCCTGGATAGGATTCCCCCATCCGAGGTTGAGCGTATCAGCGCATACATGGCCGATACAATGACAGCCACAACAGTCCGTGATACCGGAGATGGGTCCGGATCTGGCGAGTATACGTCATCCGAGCTAATCTACTATTGGATGATTGCTTGTCAGATCCCATTCGAGTGTGAGACATGGCACATCAACCGACTACTCACACTCATTCGGGTTTGCAACCAAAAGAACCAGCCCGATAAGAAGATGTCCCAGTCCGAGATTATGGAACGGAACCGGGAACTCAACAGGGCCAGGCGGGCTAAGCTTGGCTCGAAGGGATAACAATGATCAGTCACGAAGACATTCCCGAGGAGGCGCTTGCTCCGCAGGCCCACATCGGCACTGATCCTATGGAAGACAAGGAGATTCACGTCTCCCAGACTACTGAGGTGATGAAGTGAGCGTCGCAGACAACGTACTCGCTCGGGCCGCAGCGAGGATTGGTTACTATGCACCAGACGACCCTCAGCCCGGATCCGAAGCTGGCCGATACTGGGCAGCTCGAACTGGTCAGCAGTGGCTTGCTGGACCGTCCGACTCTGTTTGGTGGTGCATGCTCTTCGTCAGCATGTGTCTGGACGAGTGCGGGCAGATTGACGCTATTGGAGGATTCTCCTTTAACACTGATTACACCGTCAACAAGGTCCGCCAGCACCCTGATGCTTACTTCGTATCGGTTTACGACGCCCAGCCCGGAGATGTCGTCATCTATAACTGGGACGGCGGAGGCACAGACCACGTGGGCTTCGTCGAGAAGAACCTTGGCGGCGGCACGCTCCAGACGATCGAGGGCAACACCTCGTCTGGCAGCTACGGCTCTCAGTCTGCTGGGAACGGTGTTTGGCGGCGTGTCCGCAATCAGTCGATCGCTTATGTGATCCGGCCTGCGTATACTGACTCTCCGAGCAACACTGCTCCCGCTGGCCCTGCGGATATCCGTGCTCTGCAGCGTGCAGTCCGGGCGACCCCCGACAATGTCGCCGGGCCGAACACTCGGTCTCGCTGCTACGCGCTTGCCGCGGCCTCCGAGTGGGGCGGGAAGACCTTCCCCTTCGGCGTGGCCTTCACTCAGTCTGTGGTCGGGACGGAGCAGGATGGTGTCTGGGGCGAGGCTTCTGAAGAGGCTCACGACGCTACTGTTGAGGCCGTTCAGGCTGCAGTCGGGGCCGAGGTTGACGGCGTCTACGGCGCTGAGACAAACACAAAGGTGAACTCCCTGCTCGACAGGGCCGAACAGCCGTAGGAGGCTCAAAATGGCAGCACCATACTGTACTTTAACGGGAACTATTCCCGGAGGAGAGAATGGTCGGGCTCTTGTCCGAATCGTTCCTGACGTGAAGGGCGCTACGGCTACAGTCGAAGGTGCCGCAGTCTCAATGCGCGAGCACATGGTTCGGACAGATCAGGCTGGCGCTGTCAACATCGAGGTGCTGGCTCCGGGCGCTGGAGTAACCCCCTCTGGCGCCTGGACCCACACCATCTACATCGATTCCCCCAAGTTCGACATCGTCAAGCACGTTGCTCTGACTCAGGGTGGAACTATTGACATAATGTCCGCGGATCCAACGCCCGAGATCTCACCGCTTCCGTTCGGCAGTGGAGGTGGCGGAGGGGCTGGTTCTCCTGGTCCGGTCGGACCTCGAGGGCCGGTTGGTCCCCCTGGACCTAAGGGCGACGCCGGTAATCCTGGCCCAAAGGGTGATCAGGGTCTTCGGGGACCCGCCGGTCCTACTGGTCCCCAGGGCCCTCCCGGACCTAAGGGAGATGCTGGAGAACGGGGACCAGAAGGGCCTAGGGGTCTTCAGGGTCCACCCGGACCCGCTGGTGGTGGAGCTGGAGGAACCCCGGTTCCTGGACCAGAAGGCCCTAGGGGTCCCGCTGGTCCTCCCGGACCCAAGGGCGACCAAGGCATCCAAGGTCCTCCTGGACCCGCCGGTCCTGCCGGAGCAAATGGGCAACCAGGACTAAAGGGTGATAATGGTGCGGTTGGTCCCGCTGGACCACAGGGCCCTCCCGGACCTGCTGGAGAGCGTGGTCCCGCCGGTCAGGATGCGGTTACCCCACAGCTGGATCAGTACCTAAAGAAATCGGAAGCAGCTGATGAGTACATCTCCTCTGGTAAGTATTATGCCGAAATCAATCATAAGGCCGACGCAACTGATCTGTTCCAATATCTGAAGATTGAGGATGCGGATAAGAAGTACGGAGAGAAGGCTGATGTCGAAGACGCTCTACGACAGACCAACCCATTCAAGAATGGTGCTCGGTACTACTCTCCGGTAACATACTACTGGCCTGACTACTATCAGGATGGAAAGCCGGGGCAGTTCTCCAAGTGGGCTCAGACGCTGAAGTTCCGGGACAACCTCGGATATGTCATTCTTAACCGCAACAGCGGTGACTGGGAGGCTCAGGAGGTAGACTTCCAGAAGCAGGGGGAGCTTGCTCTTGGTGCTGGCGCTAAGAAGGTCTTGTTCTACATCAAGACTCAGTACGGCGCGGCAATCCATCCCGATGCCGAGGAGAACCGAGGTATTCCTAATGCTGCAAAGTTCACCAAGGAGTACATCCTTGAGCAGCTGAAGCGCGCTAAGCACTGGTATGGCGACCTGGTACAAGGCGTCTTCCTCGATGAAGTCATCAACGGCTGGGATTCTAGGAAGGATCGTCTTCCGTGGTACAAGGATCTGATCGACACGATTCGCCGAGAGAACGGCCTGGACTTCGTGATTGCGATCAACACCGGATCCAACATCTCCCAGGAGGTGTGTAACCTCGACTTCGACGTCTGTATGATGTTCGAAGGAACGGCCGCTAAGTTCCTCGAGGAGAATCCGACCTCGCCCATCCTTCCTGACCACATGAAGGCTTATCCGTCCACTCGATGGTGGGCTGTGGTGCACTCCGTCACCTCCGAGAACTACCAGAAGGTCTTCGATAAGGCAGACAACCTCGCAATCAGCCACCTCTACGTCACCGACGGATTCCTTGTTGAGGATCCTCAAAATGGTGGTCAGTGGCACCCAGTCGGTAACCCTTACGAGAACCCTCCGGGCGCCGAGATCCGTGAACTGATTATCCCATGGCTCAAGGGGTACCTGAAGCTCAAGCTGAAGGTCGACAATCTCAAGATCCCCGAGGTCCCGAAGATGATTGTCCTCGGACCAGATGACCCAGTGCCTGCTGGGACTCCGTCCGGGACGGTGATTGTTAGGCGGGCCAAGTAATGGCTAGCGTATTCCCAGTAATTGGCTCCTGGTGGGGAGGTAACGGCGCTCGAGTTGGGGATGGCCGCCTGATCCGAAAGGGATCTAGCTCGACTCCATTCGAGAACGCGGCCTACACCGTAGGCGAACGCAAGTGGACGGCTGAGATCACCTATACATCGGTGAATAGCGACACTCAGATCGCTATGCGAGCCAACTGGTTCCTGGCGAACAAACAGAAGACCGATAAACAGGACTTCATCACCACCTGGAACATCCGTGCCGGATCCAACGCTGCTGTCAAGTTCGAGTTTGAACTTCCTACGAACACCTACCCGCTCTGGACCCCCTCAATCGCTGTCCCTGGTACGGCTCAAGACATTACTATCCATAACTTCAACGTCTATGAGACGCCTAAGCCGGGTATCGAGGTTGTAGCTACCCAGGCACTTCTTGGTGTTGGTGGGTCGATGGGTCTGATGTCTTTTCCGCAGGCTCGAGTAGATGACGTTGTGGTGGTGTTCTATGCGTCGCAGTTCGGAAACACCGCAGCAAGGCCCCCGATAGGCTGGGGATCCTCTTACGAGAAGAACATCAGCGGTCGATCCGGGTATGTTGCTATTAAGCGAATCTCGAACTCCACTGAGGCTAACAACGTAAAGCTTCATGGAGATACGGCCTCCACCGCCCGAGAGCGAGCTCTTTGCCTCCTGCTTCGAGGCGTCAAGGATTTCCACCTGAATCCATGGACTGCTGGTTCACCAGTATTCAAGGATCAGACTCAAATTCACCTTGTGGCTGCCCAGTATCACGGGAATAACAAGACCCCGATAGTACCTTGGCAGGATCCTTCTGAAGAGCGGCATTACTCGACGGGCGGAGCATCCACCACCGAGTCCTGGTCCTCTATTGAGGCCGGAATCACCAAGTCGGTTAAGACTGGAACCAATGCGCATGGGTTCGCCTGGGTCGATCTCCTCCCCGAGGTTCCAGAGGAAGAGCAGAAGGTTGTTCCTGGTGTCGCCATCACCGAGGGTAAACTCAACAACCCCGTATTCATCTATGAGAATGGGGAAGAGCGACCGGCCACTATGAAGGCCGTACCCCGAGGGTATAAAGACATCGGGACGATGATGATCACTCGTGGCTTCCTCATCGCTCACAGAGGGGGATCTGTCAGCTGGCCCGAGGCATCTATGCGCGCATACACCAATGCTGTCATGTTCGGAGCTGGAGCGCTAGAGGTCTCTTGTCAGAAGACGAAGGACGGCGTGTGGTTCCTTAACCATGATCGAACCCTTCAGCGAGTCGACAAGTCTGCTCCGGATACCCCCGTCACCGAGATGACATGGGCGGACGTCCAGAAGTACCACACCATTGGCGAGCCATTTATGACTGTCGAGGAGTACTTCGCCGCCTACGGCTCAAGTCACATCACGGTACTCGATCCGAAGTATTCTGCCGCCCAGTGGCAAGAGCTGAAGAAGTTCTTCCCTACAGATGCCCAAGGGCGAATCATCTGGAAGTTCTCTATTGACGCGGGATGGCTCGCTGGTCAGTGGAAGGCTGATGGATGGAAGTGCTGGGGCTACTCGTATCCCGATCATGTTACTGACGGCCGGATTAATGAATGGCACAAGCCTTGGGACTACATCGGTATGTCCTGGGAAGCCAGCGACGAGGTTTGGCGACGAACCACCGCCCTCGGTAAACCGGTATGGGGGCATATCTGCCCGACAAGGCAGGCGTATGACGATGCCCTAGCCAAGGGTGCAGTCGGATGCATGGTCTCCGGAGTGGCCAACATTTACTCCGAATCTCTAGTCTAGGAGAATCATGATTACGATCGAGAGCCAGGGAGACTGGAAACTCACCAGGAATTGGTTTGACAGAATGACGAAGTTAGACCTGGCTCTGATCATGAATCAGTTCGGCAAGGAGGGGGTTTCTGCTCTCAAGGCGGCGACCCCCTCCAGGTCGGGCGAGACGGCAGCTAGCTGGAACTATGAAGTCACCAGAACTGGAGAGAACTGGAAGATAACCTGGACCAACTCACATGTAAACAACGGCGTGAACATCGCCGTCATCTTGCAATATGGTCACGGTACCCGTAATGGAGGGTATGTCGTTGGCCGAGACTACATCAACCCCGCTATCAGGCCCGTATTCGATAAGATAGCGAAGAAGGCCTGGAAGGAGGTCACTAAGTAGTGGCTACTATTGACGAGCGGGTAGTCTCGCTCAAGATGAACAACAAGCAGTTCTTGTCTGCAATCAAGGAATCCGCGTCCAGCATGGACAAACTCAAGGAATCCTTGAAGCTTCAAGGTGCCGCTGACGGCCTATCTCGAGTCGGAGAGATTGCTAAGAATACGACTCTAGGCGATCTGGCCACGAAGGCCCTCGACATCGGCAAGAACATGACAGTCATGCAGGGGCTTGCCGTCACCGCATTCGGTGGAATTGGTGTCGCGGCTCTTAATGCTGGTCGAAGCATTGTCTCTGGTTTCATCGGAACCATTAAAGACGGCTTTAATGAGTATGAGCTCAAAATGAGAGCAATTCAGACCATTATGGCCAATACAGTCGAGAAGGGGACTACCCTCGGCGAAGTTAAGACCTCCCTGGCCGAGCTGAACACCTATGCCGATAAGACGGTATACAGTTTCAGCGACATGACTCACGCCATTGGTCTGTTCACCGCGGCTGGTGTCGATCTTCAGACATCCGTGGCATCAATTAAGGGTCTGTCTAACCTCGCAGCGGCCTCAGGTTCAACTGCCCAGCAGACCGCCACTGCGTACACCCAGCTCTCGCAGGCTATCGCGGCTGGCGCTGTCCACCTTCAGGACTGGAACTCGCTAGTCCAGGCAGGCATGGGCGGTGAGTCATTCAGGAATGCCCTTATCGAGACCTCCCGAATGATGGGTACTGGTTATGATGAGGCTATTGCTAAGGATGGGAACTTCCGAGAATCCCTGAAGGAAGACTGGCTTACTGCCCAGGTCATGACGACCACCCTTACTGCCCTAACGAATGACCTCTCTGAGGCACAACTTGTCGAGATGGGCTACTCAGAGGAGCAGGCCCATAAACTCAAGCAGTTCGCTCAAGGTGCGTTTGATGCTGCGACCAAGATCCGAACCTTTAGTCAGTTAGTAGATACGACCAAGGAAGCCATCGGTTCCGGATGGGCCGAGACGTTCGAGATTCTCTTTGGTGACTTCGAAGAGGCATCAGATCTGTTTACCGCTATCGGCGACTGGCTCGGTGGCGTTATTAAGGCCAGCGCTGACGCGCGAAACGGATTCCTCCAGATGTGGAAAGATCTTGGAGGACGTGCATCCCTTGTTCAGGGTCTGGCCAATATCTTCTGGGCCATTGTCAAAGTTCTCGGACAGATCGGAACCGCCTTCCGACGAGTATTCATGAACGCTAGTGCCGAAGGTCTTGTTCGCATCACCAAGGCGTTTGAGAACTTCACGTCTAAGCTCATCATCACGAACAACTTTGCCGAGAAGCTTGAGTGGACGTTCACAGGGGTCTTCTCGATCTTCCATATCTTCGCCACCATCCTCGGCGAGGTGGCTCAAGTCATCTTCACGGTCGCCTCACACATTATCAGCGCACTATTCCCAGCGTTCACAGGGATCAACTCTGGCGTATTCCAGATTACGAAGGTAATTGGTAAGGCGATCTACTGGTTCGATCAGTGGTTCACCAAGTTGGACCTCGGCGGAAAGCTACTGAAGCTGCTTCTTCCACCGATTGATCTCGTTGGTAAGGCTATTAAGTGGGTCGTGGATAAGATCCATGACTTTATTATGTGGCTCGACTTCGGTGGAAAGGTCACTAGCGCTGCCAACGGACTGAAGAGTCTAGCGTCGAAGTTCGGGCTCATCAAGGATGCTCTAAAGAACTCGGTTGTCGGCCAGCAGTTCTCCGCAGCTATGGACTCTATCCACAGCGGAATCGACAAGGCCAAGAATAAGCTTCACGAGTTTGGTCAGACTGTCGGCGACAAGCTGAAGGCGAAACTCACCTCTGGAAAGTCAGCTCTGTCTGACTATTTCAAGGGCTTCGACCTGAGTAACATGACCACTTCTGAGGCGATTGTCTCGAAGCTCGGATCTAAGTTCGATGAACTCGGTAACAAGCTCAGGATTTCCGAGAAGGTTCAGTGGCTCAAGGAGAAACTTGTTGAGCTGAAGGATGCGCTTGTCGATACATGGAATACTATTCAAAATAGTAGTGTTTGGGACCACCTTGGGAAGGCCTTCTCAGATATCGGCGGTAAGGTCAAGGAAGTAGCGGTCTCATTCCGCGACTGGGTTAACGGTCACGGTGAGGTCAAGGCCAAGGCTAAGGAAGCTGCGGGAGCAGTTTCAGAGGTTGGGTCTGCCGCAGCCCAGGCTGCTAAGGAGACAGGTCAGGCCGCTAAGGAGAACTTCCTCAAGAAGTGGTTTGAGGACATTAAGCAGGTCGCTCAAGCCGTACACCTTCCGGAACTCTTCGACACTATCAAGCAGAAGTTCGTCGAGTTCAAGGACTTTGTCGTTAACACCTTCGCCCCCAAGGTGAAGGAGGGCGCAAAGAACGCATTCGGCTCTATCGGTACCGCGATGAGTCAAGCGAACTCCAACCTCAAGTCTTATGACATGGGCAAGATCCTTGTCGGGGCCATTGGCGGTGGAGTACTTATTGCCTTTACTCGATGGATAAACTCATTCAAAGAGAACTTCGACAAGATCGGAAATGTCGCTGACAAGCTCGGTAACGTCTTCGACAAGCTCGGAGGGGTCCTCGAGGCATTCGAGCAGAAGGTTAAAGCCAAAGCCCTTCTGACGATCGCAATTGCTCTCGGTGTTCTTGCCGGGGCGCTGATCCTGATGTCTCTTGTTCCGGCACCGAAGCTCCTCGTCACACTGGCTGTCCTGAAGTATCTCTTCAAGATGATGGATGACATGCTTGAGTCTATGACCAAGATGGTGGCCTTCAAGAATGACAGTGTTCGTATTGTGGCTATGCTCATTGCTATGGGTGCCGCTATGATCCTGATGGCAACTGCTGTCCGGATTCTTGCCGGAATGGATCTCAAGGGTGCTGTGGTCGGTCTTGCTGCCATGAAGATCCTGATGATGACCATGCAGGAGTTCATGACCAAGATGGCTGCTACCAAGGGCGTTGAGAAGGGCGCTGGAATTCTTCTTGCTCTTGCTGCATCCTGTGTTATTCTGTCTCTAGCAGTATACACTCTTGGGTCCATGGATACCGGTAAGGCTATCCAGGGGGTCGTAACCCTCGCCGCGGTTGTGGCGATCCTGTCTGGGTTCATGATGGTCGTCAGTAAGGACCCATTCATGGGTAAGGGTGCGGCAATCCTCCTGTCGCTGGCCGTCTCATGCAACATCCTTGTGGCGGCTATCTGGATGCTCGGAACAATGGACACTGGCAAGCTCCTCCAGGGAGTCATTGCTCTAGGCGTGATTATTCTCGAGCTTTCTGTGGCGATGGCTGTTGCTGGTAGGGCTAATGCTAGAGGTGCGGCTGCGATTATCGCTATGTCCGCGGCAGTCTTGGTTCTAACAGGGGCAGTGGCCATCCTTGGGAACATGGATATAATGACGCTAGCCAAGGGACTTATAGCTCTCGCGGCTGGTCTCGCTATTCTGGCGATCTCGATGGCTGCAGCAGACGCTTTCAAGGAAGGCGGCATCGCTCTGGGTATCGCGTCTATCGCATTCCTGGCCCTGGCCTCAGCAATGAAGACTCTGTCTGGTATCACCTGGACACAGCTTGCGATTGGCCTTATTGCGCTAGCAGGTGGCATGCTAATTCTGGTGGCTGCCGCGGCTGGTGCTCAGTACTTCGCAGTTGGTATGATTATTCTTACTGCGGCACTACTAGCGCTAGGTCTGGCACTACTTCCAATCTCAATCGGTATGGCAGCCTTTGCCGCTGTGTTGGGTATTTGTGCCACAACCGGTGCAGCGGCATTCTTGGTCTTGACCGAGGGACTGAAGCAGCTTGCGGCGATTCTGCCCCAGGTGGCGATCGATGTGGCCACAGCTATTGCCAACTTCATCATCACACTAGGAGCAAAGGCCCCTGAGCTGGCGGTGGCCATGGCAGCATTGCTTGGAGCGATCATCTATGCCATTAATGCCAACATCCCTGGCATTGTCGCAACGCTGTTCATCCTGATCCAGGCGATGCTCACCGAGCTGGCTAACCACGCCTATGAGTTCGGTGAGAAGGGCGCTACTATCCTGGCAAACTTCCTGAACGGAATTGCGGACAATATTGGCAAGGTCATTGACGCTGCCACCAACGTCATCCTCAACTTCCTTGATGGAATTGCTAGGAATGGTCCGAAGATCATTGACAAGGGTATGTGGACGGTCCTCAAGCTTCTTGAAGGTGTTCGCGATGCTATTAACAAGTACGCTTACCGGTTCAACAAGGTTGGTCGAGAGATTGCTTGGGCTATTGTCGACGGCATGACCAATGGTCTTGCGTCTAAGGCCTGGAGCTTTGGCGAATCTATGGTTAACATGGCGAAGAATGGCTACAACCGAGTCAAGAGCTACTTCAAGATCCACTCCCCTTCTCGACTGATGATGGAGCTCGGCGGATATGTCGGAGAGGGTCTCGCCATCGGTATCGAGGATACTGGTGATCGCGTTGCCGATGCCGGAGGCAGTATGGCTGGCGCAGCTTACGATGCTATGGCTAAAGCCCTTGACGGAGTCAATGAACTCATTGAGGATGACCCATCCTTCAAGCCGGAAATCAAACCCATTCTGGATCTCACTGAGATGCAGAAGCAGGCTAAGGGAATCAACAACTTCCTTCCCGCCATCGGAGTCACGGCGCAGGCTGCTAACGCGGCTCGGCCTCCTGCTCCGATCGCAGTTGACAATTCTGACAAGAATGGTCAAAATGGTGTTACAAACATCACATTCAACCAGACCAACAACTCGCCTGAGGCGCTGGATGCGGCTACTATCTACCGCAACACCAACACTCAGCTTGCAATGGCAAAGGACAAGTTGACACTATGATCTCAGAGATCTCGTCCACGACAAAGTCGGGGGATCGTCTAACCATCGACATCACGAACCCCTATGAGTCGGGGGTCGCGGTCAAGGAGATTACTGGTCTGGGGCCAGTAAAGGCGGACATCAGCACTGATGGATTCGCCCTGCTGGACGGAGCGTTCCTTAAGGGGATCAGGGTTGGTACTCGTACTGTGGTGCTGACTCTGATCCCCTGGGGGACTGACATTCAGGAACTCCGACTCAAGTGCTACTCTTACTTTGGAGTCGGGGAGACCATTACTCTCGGTGTGACAACCGACTGGCTTAACGTGCACTCCGACTTCATTGTCGAGTCCGTCGAACCGAACATCTTCTCTGAGCGGCAGGAGATCCAGGTCTCCCTTCTTGGGCTGGACCCGTATTGGAAGTCCTCCGCTACTCAGATCCAGAAGGTTGTGGGCTTCAATGATAACACACCCACCTTCGAGTTCCCGTTCTTCTCACAGGACAACCACAAGCTCAAGTTCGGCGACATGACCAACTCCTCGGGTAAGGATATCCGATACCTTGGTGACTACCCGGCTGGTGTAACCATCACCGTCGAGTTCCTCGGAACGGTCAGTAACCTTATCCTGAGTAACACGACCTTCAACGAGACAATGTCTATCTCTCGAGCTGGAAACTTCTATGCTGGAGAGAGTATTGTCGTTGATACTCGTCCTGGTAAGAAGTCGATTACTCACCAGGCTCGAGGAAGGAAGTCCTACATCACCGGCGTTCTGGCCCCAGGGAGTACCTGGATTCAGATGCACCCGGGAATCAACACGATCGCCCTTCAGTATGCTGGAGGCGTTGACGACGTAAACGTCTCTATGGAATACGATACGCTTTATAGGGGGATCTAATGCAGCTGTTCTTCGCGTTCCTTCACAACTACAACTCGTGGATTGAGGTTCCGAATAACTTCTACTCCCTCAACTGGACTGAGCGGGCCTATGACTACGGCCAGTTCGAGCTCCAGCTCTACTCGGATCAGCCGGGCTATGAGTACAGTCTCGGGAATCTGTTTATTCGAGATGATACCTCGACCGCCATGGTAATCGAGACGGCCACGGTTAAGCAGGAGGATGACGGTGTCTACCTCCATAAGTATACCGGTCGCTCTCTCGAGTCGATGTTTGAGTGGAGAGTCCTACCTCACAGGCAGTGGATTGAGCCCGACAAGAATGGCCAGTTCAATGCGCAGATGACGGCTGAAAACCTGGCCCATGCACATCTTGGTAAGGATGCAGAAGCAGCTCGTAGGATTAATAACTTCAACTTCCATCGAGAAACTCGAGTGTCTCAGATGGCCTACGTCAACGACACTGGGCAGAAGATCCAGGATGGGAAGTGGATCATCTATGACCGAGCCCCCATCTCGGAGATGTTCCGGAATGTCTTGTCGGCGTGCAAGCCGAACGGATATTCTCTATTCTACAAGATCAAGCTCGAGAACCAGGGTATTCACTGTTACGTAACTGCCCCACATCTCATCAATACGATCACACTCGCTCAGGAGAATGACAACTTCTCCGACTTCGAGTCAGTGGACTCCATTGTCGATAAGAAGAGTACGATCTATGAGGTCTGGGACTCCGGCGATGTGGATATGAAGTGGATTGCTGACGGTAGTACGCACACTCGGGCACACACACTGCGGTCTGAGAATCCAATTACTCGAAGAGAAGTCTTGTGGGATAATACTCAGGTCCACAAGCCCTACTCTATCAAGGACTGGAAAGCGCTTACTGATCTTCAGCGGAAGCATATCACATCTCTGAGCGAGGTGTGGTATCCTTTCTGGGTTCTGGATGCCATGTTCCCGAAGTATACCCCGCTCAAGATGATCTCGGGTAAGATCAACAGCTTCTCCAACGTCGAGTACCGTACTGGTTTCGATGTCGGAGATATCTTCTACTACGTCCCCTCGGGCAGCAACGCAGAACCAATTGAGTGCCAGCTGACTGAGATGACTGAGTCTTGGTCCAGTAGTGGGTTCTCTCGAGTTCCCACTATCTCAATGTCGTCTCGTACCAAGTGGAATGGTGACGGCTTCCGTATCGACTTCACTCGCGGTGGCCCCGGAGAGGTCATTGCTCCTCGAGAAAGGGATTAATGCATGGCCATTTCTAGCGGTTTCTACAACTCGGTGAATGGTGACCGGACATACGATGCTGACCAGTTCGGATCGCTCTTTGACGGTATCATCGCACCGGGTGTCTTCCCGAACGTGGGAGACAAGTTCCGAGTTCGCCCCACCAACAACGGTATGTCCGTGTATGTAGGTGCTGGTAAGGCATGGCTGAACAACCGATGGGTTGAGAACTCGGGTGATGAGACGGTGACACTTACTGGTTCTCACGCAACTCTGGACCGAATTGACCTGGTATGTATCGAGGTTGACCGATCCAAGGCTGTCCGTGGCGCCAAGATTAAGGTGGTCCAGGGTACCCCTGCGGTTACCCCTCTGATCCCAAACGTGGGGGACAGTGGTGACCGGCAGACCTTCGCTCTGGCCCAGATCAAGGTGATTAAGAACTCTCGACAGATCGTTGCCGAGAATATTATCAACCTTGTGGGTAGTGCTCGCACTCCTTATGTTCGCGGCCCTCTCGAGACTATCAACCTGGACTCCCTTCAGGCTAAGCTCCAGGGCGAGTTCAACACCTGGTTCGACTCGGTTCGAGATGCTCTGGCTAACGCGGGGGGTAACACCTCGACTGACGTCGCCAACCTCAAGGTGAGTGATAAGAACCAGAACGATCGTATTCAGGCCGTCGAGGGTCGAGTCGCGGGGACTGAGCTCAAGATTACCCAGATCAACGAGAAGTTCACCAACTCGGGATCTGTCTATGGGATGTTGAACGAGTCGAACGCGGGTGTCCACAACTCGATCTACCGAGGTGCCTCGCTGGGTAACTCGGTGTCTCCGTACCTCCAGGCGATTCGAAGTGGTTCCTTCTCTGGGATGTACCTCGGGGACTACTGGACATATTCCGGTGTCACTTGGCGAATCGTGGCATTCAACTACTTCATGAATATTGGTGAGCCGCCCTTCCGCCAGAACCATATCGTGGTAGTTCCCGACCGGTCTCTGTTCCGAGAGGCTTGGTCTACTACCATTCCAGATCAGCGCTCGTATGTGGACTCGACTCTCAACCAGTCCACTATGACTCAGGCCAGTCGTATGGCGGAGTCTCTGTTCAACAGGTCCAACATGGTTGGTGTCTGGACTCGAGTGGCTACCGGGTATGATGGGAATGGCGCAGTCAGGGATTGGCGCTGGTACAACCCGCACATCAATATCATGGATGAGGCCATGCTCTGGGGAACGTCGATCTTCAACGATCCCCTCGCCAAGGGTATGCACCACAACCAGTTCCCTGCCTTCAGGCTCAACCCCGCCCTTGTTAACATTGAGGAGGAGTACTGGCTTCGTGAACGAGCTTCAGCACAGACTGCAGTCTACATGAAGTCTACTGGTCAGTTCTCCCACGCCCCGATTAACTACTCACTCGGGGTACGTCCCTATCTAGCGATCGGTTAACATGCAGCACTTCGGATTCAACCCCCTGACCGACATCGTCCTCGCGATATTTATGTCGGTTCTGGGGTCTTCCGGGATGTGGGCTTGGATCATGAAGCGCAGTGAGCGGAAGTCCGCCACTTCAAGGCTTCTGCTCGGAATGGCCCATGACCGGATTGTATATGTCGGGAAGACATATCTCCATCGAGGATTTCTCACCCTCGACGAGTATGAGGACTTCATGAAGTATCTTGTAGAGCCCTATTCCGAGTTCGGGGGGAATGGGCTTGCCGAGAAGATAGTGAATGAGGTCAAGAATCTTCCCGTAGTCCCCACCCCTAGACCCCCGGCAAAGAGGAAAACCAATGGCTAAGCACCTTCAGGAGAACAAGTTGAACAACAAGTCCTACGACGTCCTCAAGTGGGTTGCGCTGGTCGCCCTTCCGGCTACCTCTGCGCTCTACCTCACGCTGGCGGCTCTGTGGCACCTGCCTCACCCGACTGAGGTTGCTGGGACGATCGCCGCGATTGACACCTTCCTGGGTGTGCTTCTCGGTGTGAGCTCCACCAAGTACCAGGGTACCCAGCCCTCCGGCGCCCTCCACGTGTCTGAGGACCAGGGGATCCACGCCACTTTCGACCAGGGCGTCGCCGAGATGCTCCGGAACGGGAAGGTGACGCTGGACGTCAAGCAGGTCTAAGCGAGAAAAACCTGCGGTATAATGAACCCCTAGAAAGGAGCCACACCCATGAAGAACCCTGACCCCATTCAGCAGACAATTGAAGCTGCTCTGAAGGAGGCCGAGCTTCACGATCCCTCTAGTGAGGACTACACCACAATTGCTCGAAATGTCGAGACTCTTGCAAAAGCCAAAGCCCTTGGCGAGAGCAAGAAGCTCAGCAAAGACGCAATTCTCGGTGCAGCTACCTCACTGGCTGGTATCGTAGCCGTCCTCCAGTACGAGCGACTTGCAGTCGTCAGCTCGAAGGCGTTCGGTTTGATCATGAAGGTTAAACCCTTCTGAGATTCGTCAGGCCCCCTGTGCTATACGCATGGGGGGCTTGGCTTATCTTTTTTTTCGCGTAAAAAACGGGCTCTATATTGAAACCCGTCATAGAAAGGACACTCTCATGAACCTCTCTCCCGCCGCTGCACAGGCCGCCCTCGACTACGCCGAGGAGCTTGCTGCTACCGGACTGAGCTCTGAGCAGTACGACCACTACTACCTCTGACACAATTCTAGATCCCGCCATGGGATCTAGGCTTATCTTTTTTTTGCTTATTCACACCAGTCACAGGAGTCGCAGAAATAACACACAGTATATTGAAGACCCTTAGAAAGGAACCACAATGACCACCCTCCTCGCTCTTGTCATCGCCCCCTTCGTCGTCATCGGCACCCTGCTGATTGTCGCCGAGATGGTTGGCAAGAAGAAGACCTGGAACTTCTGATCCTACCACCTTCCAGCCAAAGATCCCGCCATGGGATCTAGGCTTATCTTTTTTTTTCGCAAGATAAACCTACTCTATATTGAAGATCCTACGAAAGGAAAGACTATGCTCTACATCGCCCTCTGCCTCGTCACCATCCTCAGCATCTTCTTCGCTGTTGCTCACGAAGAGCAGAAGTACGCCACCTTTAACCTCAAGGCCCGCGTGCGGACGCTCGAAGTTGAGAACGCGAAGTTGCGCGCTGAGCTGATGACCGACGAGGAATGGGATACGATGGTGGAACAGGCTCTCGCCGTTTCCCGTTGATCCAAGTTTATACCCCTACATGGGGTATAGGCTTTCCGCGAGAAAAACCATGCCTTATATGAGACCCCTCTATTTGAAAGGAAACCCTCATGACTGAGACCACCGACACCACCGTTGAGACCAACGAGAAGATTGTCGAGTTCAAGTTCAACAAGGACGCTGTCCTGCCCGCTATCAAGCGCAACTCCAAGAAGTTGATTGCTGGCGCCGCTGTATTCGCAGCCGGTACCGCTCTCACCCTCATGGCGTTCCGCTCGGTTCCGGACACCGACGAGCCCGAAGAGCTTGAGCACGACGACCTCGATGAGCTCGACGAGATCGAAGCCTCTGAAGAGACCGACTGAGACCTCATCCTATATCCCGACCTGGGATATAGGCTTTTTAAGGAGTGCATATGGAATTCGGGCAATGGCTTGGTATCTACGGACTGCTACTACTTATATGGCTTGAGCTTCGTGATATTCGAAAGAAGATGAAATAGCCCGCGAGAAAAACCGGTCCTATATTGAAACCCCTCCGTTTGAAAGGACCACTCATGACCCGCATCATCGTTTCTGTCATCAAGAGCGCTGTTTTCATCCTCGGAATTGTTCTCGCCTCCTGCTTTATTGGCAGGGGTGCGAACTCCAGGATGAAGCACGTTGTTGGTGTTCAGCAGCGTTTCATCGCGCGCCGTGATCGTAAGATCAACCGCTGGTAATTCAGCACTATACCCCGACTTGGGGTATAGGCTTTTCTCGAGCTAGAAAGGAGCACACATGTTCGAGGAACCACCGATCTACTACATCCTGATCAGCCTTATTTTTCTGATCGTTTTTGGTGCAATCAGTATGGCAACCTGGATGGTTTGGCTGACAGCTATCTCTTTCTTCGCCAAGCTGGTCATCACAGCGATCGGATTCCTGCTGGCAGCCATGACAGTCATCCTCTACACGATCTCGGCGGAGTGATATGTTAGTCATACTTCTCGGTCCAAGTTGTTCGGGCAAGTCCACATTCCAGAAGGAGCTGGTTGAGAATGAGGGATACCATGCAGTCCGCACTGCAACCACCCGACCTAAGCGTATGGGAGAAGACCCTTCTTCCTACTACTTCCTCAAGGATAGTGCCTTTGCAGAGTGGGAAGGACGAGGAGATCTTATCTGTAGTGAGGTCTTCCGAAACTGGCGATACGGAGTTCCGCGTGACGAGATTGCCCGACGGAACGACCGCCCTAATCGAGTTGTCATCCTCACCGTCGGAGGAGTCATGGAACTCCTTGCGCGACACTCCGACATCATCGTTGGAGACGCTCTGTCCATACTCTATCTCGGTGTTGATGGAGCAACCGCAGAAGCTCGCGCATATTCTCGAGGGGACGATCGACGAGAATACCTCCGACGAATGGCAGCCGACTCGGTCGACTTCCGTAAGTTCCCAAGTGAGAACGGGGTTTGGGAGTTTACTCCGGACTATATTCTCTCTTGTCTCAACAATCGCAACAACTGGAAGATCAACCCCCGCCTGAAGCGAGTAGAAAGGAAGCACAAGTGAGCATCATCTGGTACACCCTCTATATTCTGGGGGCTCTGACTCTAATCGTCGCCTGGGTCCAGATCGCGGCCCTGATAGGTACATATCTCAAGGCTCGGCGAGAGCGCATCGAGGGAACATATTCTGGAATGACTCGTAAGGATATCGAGTCTCTGATTCGGATGGAGATCCGGGCTTACCACGAGAAGGAGGACAAGTGATTAATGCGAACGGTGTTACGCAATTCTTCAAGGCAAACGCTCCGGCTATTCTCACGGCCTCGGCATGCGTCGGGACCGTTGCTACGGCCGTACTCACAGCGAAGTCTACTACGCTCGCAGTCGAGAAGATCGCAGACTACTGTGAAGCCAATCTTCGCTCACCCGAAGACCTCTCTTGGAAGGAGAAGTTCGCAGTATCATATCGAGTATATATTCCCCCGGCCATCGCAGGCGTATGCACTCTGGTATCGATCATCGCGGCGAATCGTATTCAGTACTCTCGTGGAGCGGCGTTCGCACTTGCTTACACAGGTTCGGAGGCGGCGTTTAAGCGATATCGAGAAGCGGTGGCGGACGTGGTTAAGCCGAAGGACCGCGAGAAGATTAAGGCCCGCGTTGCAGAGAAATCGGTTCAAGCAGCTGGCGAACCACATCCCGGAACTATTCTTGTGGCCGGGGGAGGGGACGTTCTCTGCTATGACATCTTCTCGGGGCGGTATTTCAAGTCTGACATCGAGTCAATCCGCCGAGTCGAGAACAACATTAATGGGCAGCTCAACCTTGAGTGCTACGCTTCCCTCAATGAGTTCTACAACGGACTTGGACTTCCACCCATTGCAGCCGGTGAACTGGTTGGATGGTCCGAACCGAACTCCCTCTCCGTCGAGTTTGGTTCTCAGCTCACTGAAAAGGGTGAGCCAGTACTTACGGTCGACTTTCTAGTCGCACCCAAAGAAAACTACTTCAAGATCAACTGAAAGGAAACCATCTATGTTCTCTCACATCATCCGCGTCAAGGGCATCTTCGACGACGAGCCCACCACCAAGAAGCTCTACTTCCACATGTCTCGCCGCGAGATGTTTGACTTCATCAAGCGGTACGATAACGTGACCAACTTTGAGAAGTGGCTCCAGGCCGCTATCGACAACGAGGATCTGTACACCATGATGAAGTTCTTCGACGACCTCATCGGTACCTCGTACGGTGAGCGTCAGGGTGAGCGCTTCGTCAAGTCCGAGCAGATCAAGGAGTCCTTCCTCAACTCGCCTGAGTACGAGGAGCTCTTCGACCAGCTCATGGACAACCCGTCTCTCGTGAGGGAGTTCTACAACGGTATCCTGCCCGAGAAGATCATGAAGCAGGTGCAGCAGGATCCGAAGTACAAGGAGCTCGACTCCAAGCTGAAGGAGACTGAGCTCAACAACCTCTGATCCATATTTGGGGGCCCTGGAGAAATCTGGGGCCCCCACCTCCTTGAAAGGGGCCACCTTTGTCCGCACCAATCCGTCCGAACCTCCCATCCAACAGCAAGCTCCCTGAGCGCAAGAAGGTTGAGCAGGTTACCACTGCCACCGTCACCAAGAAGAAGTCTAGCTTCGGAACAAAGGCTGTTTCGGCTTTTGTTGGAGAGGATATCCACAATGTCGGCGAGTATCTACTTTACGATGTTACGATCCCTGCTATCAAGAACACACTCTCGGATCTGGTCAGCCAGGGCATCGAACGTCTCCTCTTCGGAGAGTCTTCTCCTCGAGCTCGCAGCTCGTCCGGGGGGTCCCGTGTCTCATACGGATCATATTCTCGACCAGGCTCAGCACCAGGCAATCGCCGAGACGCTTCTCCTCGTTCACGTCGATACCATGATTTCTCAGAAATCGAGCTCGAGTCCCGAGATGAAGCTTATCTCGTTATCGACCGACTTGGCGACATCATCGAGGAGTACGGTCTTGCCACCGTCGCCGATCTCTACGATCTCTGCGGTATCACTACCGAATACACTGACGAGAACTGGGGCTGGACTTCGGCCCGGTACATGTCGGTGATCCGTAGCCGTCGTGGCTACATGCTTCAGCTCCCGAAACCCGACCACATCAATGCACGATGAATCCTCAGCAAGTGCGGCTTGAGTTAATCGCCGCATATCCATTCTCAGACAAGTGGCGTCGCCGTGTTGAACGCATGGAAGACGACCAGGCAATTGCTATCTATCTTCGACTCAAGGAAGCAGGACGTATCAAATGAATCTCGGAATCGTTACCCGTCTCGCAGGACGCGCTGGGCTGGTTCTCAGCAAGCACGCCCCCACCATTCTGACCGCCGCCGGTACCGTTGGCTTTATCGGTACCACGGTTCTGGCCTCCAAGGCAACCCTCAAGGTTGAGGAGACTCTGGCTGAGGAGACCGCCCTTCTCGTCAAGGTCCACGAGGCCCACGAGGACGGCAAGCTCACCGACAAGGACGCCACTCGGGACAAGGTCATCCTCTACACCCGAATGACGACCAAGCTGGCGAAGCTTTATGCCCCCGCCCTGATTCTTGGGGCGGCCTCTATCGCCTCGCTGGTAACTGGACACGGCATCATGCTCAAGCGGAATGCCTCTCTCGCTGCAGCGTACGCCGCTGTTGACCAGGCCTTCAAGACCTACAAGAAGAAGGTCGAGTCCAAGTTCGGTAAGGATGCGGTGATTGACGCGCTCGTGTCTGTCGCTGATGAGGACCTCACCAAGGATGAGATGACTCTCGAGGCGATCTCTGCTGTCGACAGCGTCTCGCCCTATGGCGTTATCTTCGATGATGACAACATCAACTGGTCTGCTGATGAGGACCTGGCCATGCTGCACCTCAAGTGCCAGCAGCAGTACGCGAATGATATTCTCCAGACTCGTGGGCACATCTTCCTTAACGAGGTCTACAAGATGCTCGGGTTCCCTCACACTCCCGCTGGTGCTGTGACCGGCTGGGTCAAGGGCAACGGCGACGACTTCGTCGACTTCAACATCTTCGAGGGCACCTTCGAGGGCGAGGACAAGAACGGTCGTACCGTCACCAAGTGGGCGCTGGACTTCAACGTCGACGGCGTGATGTACGACAAGATCTGAGGTGACCATGCTTGACAAGATCGCATATTTCGCAGCCGGAGCTGTCACAGGCGGCCTTGGCGTATATTTCGTTCTTGCTCGCAAGTTCGAGCATGACTTCCAAGAAGCCACAATCGAGATCAACAAGGAGCTTGCAGAAATTGCTGAAGCGAAGCACAAAGAGCGAGTGGGAGATGGCGCTGATTCAGAGGATCGGGAATCCGATTCTGAGCCGGTGGTACCGAGCGCTGTTGTGGACTACTCTCCGACTCCTGTGGAAGATTCCGACCAGGAGGAAGTGACCAAGCGTACGATGGATCGACAGCACTTCGAGGCCTACCAGATCACCGAAGAGGAGTATCGGGCTAAGGGTCATCAGGAGCATGTCGAGCTAACGTACTACATGGAGGACGACGTATTTGCTGACAACCGGGGCGTTCCTATGCAGGACACGTCCTGGTTTGACAACATCATCAGCGGAATCTCTGCCTCCGATTCCATCATCTATGTCCGAAGCATGAGCCGCCACGCGGACTTCGAGATCACCATTCTCGACGACTCCTACGAGCACTCAGTTCTCGGGGTTGAGTACTACGAGGACGAGTAATGATCGAGGCGGCACCGGATAACTCATATTTTGAGTGGCTTGTTGATCGAACCGGAGACACCCGCAAGGCGGAGTGCCCCGAGGAGTCATATTTGAGCCTGCTCGAGATCATGCACCAGACGCCGTTCCGGGTGACGATCCAGAACGACATCAACCGTGCACAGGATGGTATTGACCTACGTAGGGCGTTCGTTCGAGAGAACAACGACGTGTCCTACGTCTGGCTTAATGAGCAGTCCTGCTCCATGCTCGAGATGTTCATCGCTTTGGCCGAGCGTATGGACATGATGCTCGAGGATGACGATACACCATATTCTCTGGAATGGTACTTCTGGGAGATGGTGAAGAACTGTGGCCTCTACGACTACACAGACGAGGTACTGTTCAACCCTCGCCACGAGGAGGAAGTCGACTCCATCCTTGAGCGGATCAACTCGCGGGATTACACCAAGATGGGACACGGATCCATGTTCCCTCTTCGTGCGATCCCGCTTCATGGCGCACGTGATATGCGGAAGGCTGAGCTCTGGGCCCAGATGAATGCCTACGCAAACGAGAACTATATGTAAGGAGCCTCATGGATTTCTACCGAATCTGCGAGCGTACCACAAAGAGTGGAAAGGTGGAAATCTACCCTGAGTTCCTCGTCGGTAGGTCGAGGGATATTCTCATTCAGGGACGAGACTTCCAGGCAATCTGGGATGAGGAGAAGGGGCTCTGGTCTACAGACGAGTTTGACGTCGCTACGTTTGTAGACCGGTCCCTCTTCGAGCACCAGAAAAATCACAAGGGTCAGATCGAGACCGTTGTGAAAACTATGTCCAACTACAACACTGGACTATGGACCAGCTTCCAGACTTGGAAGTCCAGGCTACCTGACAATGGGCAGGAGCTTAACAGCAAGCTCATATTTGCGGACAGTACTCCTAGAAAGGAAGACTATGCCACTGCAAGGCTGCCATACTCTCTCGAGGAGGGCGAGCCGGTCGCTTGGGGATCTCTCGTTGGAACTCTATATGATGAGGATGCTCGACGAAAGCTTGAGTGGCTCATCGGCTCCATCGTGGCTGGCGACTCTAAGAGGATTCAGAAGTTTGCCGTCCTATATGGTCCCCCGGGTTCGGGAAAGTCAACGGTCCTCAATATTCTGGAGCTTCTATTCCAAGGCTATACAACTACATTCGATGCGGGAGCTCTTGGATCCAAGTCAGATCAGTTCGCGACCAGTACTCTCGGCAAGAGTTCGCTCGTGGCCATCGATCAGGATGGAGACCTCTCTCGTATCGAAACTAATGGCCTTCTTAACAGCGTGGTTGCCCATGAGACGATCCTGATCAACGAGAAGGGTGTGAAGCGCTACCCCAAGCGAATCAACGCCCTCCTCTTCATTGGCACGAACAAGCCAGTCAAGATCACAGACTCTAAGTCTGGTATTATCCGTCGATTGATTGACATCTCCCCCACCGGACAAACCGTGGGGGCTGACGAGTATCAGACACTGATGACGCAGATCCGTGACGAGCTTGGTAGGATCGCTAATCACTGTCTTGGGGTTTATAGGAGTCTTGGAAAGCACTACTACGACGCTTATAAGCCACAGGACATGATGATGAAGACCAATGTGCTCTACAACTTTGTTGAGGAGAACTACCTCCTCTTCAAGGAAGAGAAGTACGTTAGTCTCACCATGGCATACAAGCTGTATAAGGAGTACTGCAGTGAGAGTAATATCCCGTACCCGAAGAGCCGATACATCTTCCGCGAAGAACTCAAAGATTACTTTGACGAGTTTCATTCACGTGTACAGCATGACGGCAATAGACTACGCAGTGTCTATTCCGGCTTCAGGGATTACTTACTGGATCCTGCCGAACTCGAGGCTTCTCCAGAGGAGCCATATTCACTGGCCCTCGACTACTCCGAGTCCCTTCTCGACGACGTTCTGGCGGACTGTCCAGCCCAAAGAGCCGGAGACCATGGGACTCCTCAGTTCCGATGGGCAAACGTTCGAACCACTCTTCGTGAGATAGATACTCATGAGGTCCACTACGTTAAAGTCCCCGAGAACCACATCGTCATCGACTTTGATATCAAGGAGGACGGTCGGAAGGATCTTAATCGAAACCTACGAGCCGCCTCAGAATGGCCCCCTACCTACGCCGAGACCAGTCAAGGTGGAAATGGAGTTCACCTCCACTACATCTACGACGGAGACCCTTCCGAACTGGCGAGGCTCTACGACGAAGACATTGAGATCAAGGTCTTCACAGGTGATTCCTCTCTGAGGAGAAAGGTCACCCACTGCAACAACATCCCGGTGGCTCATATTTCGGATGGGCTGCCGTTTAAGGAGAAGAAAGTGATCAACAAGACCACCATGGCCAACGAGAAGAAGGTCAGGGAGCTTATTGAGCGCAACCTTCGGAAGGAGATCCACCCCTCGACCAAGCCCTCGATCGACTTCATCGCTAAGATCCTCCGTGACGCTAAGGAGCAGGGGATGGTCTATGACGTCAAGGACATGAAGCCTCGTGTGCTGGCATTCGCCATGAACTCGACCCATCAGTCCGAGGCGGCTATTAAGACCGTGATGGAAATGCCGTTCACTAACGAGGATCCTGAGGAGAAGTCTGTCGGGTTCCCCACTGGCGAGCTGGTATTCTTCGATTGTGAGGTGTTCCCGAACCTGTTCCTCGTGAACTGGAAGGTGAAGGGCAATCCGACGGTACATCGGATGATTAACCCCACCCCCGAGGAGATCGAGGCCCTCTGTGAGATGCGACTTATCGGCTTCAACTGCCGGAAGTACGACAATCATATTCTCTATGCTCGTACTCTGGGCTTCAACAACGCCAAGCTGTATGACTTGAGTAAGCGCATCATCGAGAACAGCGTCACTGCTGGGTTCGTCGAGGCATACAACCTGTCCTACACTGATGTGTACGACTTCGCAGCCACCAAGATGTCCCTCAAGAAGTGGGAGATCGAGCTTGGCCTGCATCACCAGGAGCTCGGGCTTCCTTGGGACGAGAATGTTCCGGAGGATCGTTGGGAGGAAGTCGCGGCATATTGTGATAACGATGTTATCGCGACCGAGGAGGTCTTTAACCACCTCCATGCGGACTGGCAGGCCCGCCTCATGCTTGCCAAGCTTTCTGGTCTGACTCCTAACGACACGACCAACAAGCACAGTCAGTTCATCATCTTCGGGAAGAACAGGAACCCTCAGGATGAATTCGTTTACACCGATCTCAGTGAGCAATTCCCTGGCTATCAGTACTCTTTCGGCAAGTCTACCTATCGTGGGGAGGAGGTCGGTGAGGGCGGATACGTCTACGCCGAGCCAGGAATCTACGTCGACGTCGCACTTCTCGACGTTGCGAGCATGCATCCCACTTCAATCGAGTGTCTCAACCTCTTCGGAGACCGATACACTCATCGTTTCAGCGAGATCAAGCAAGCCCGAGTAGCCATCAAGCACCATGATGACGAGACTGCTCGGAAGCTCCTAGATGGAGCCCTCGGTCCGTTCCTCGATGAGGGGGTTGATTACGAAGCATTGGCCTTCGCTCTCAAGATCGTCATCAACTCGGTGTACGGTCTCACTGCAGCGAAGTTCCCCAATGCTTTCAAGGACCCCCGGAACGTCGACAACATCGTCGCAAAGCGTGGCGCTCTGTTTATGGTGGATCTGAAGCACTTCGTCCAGGAGCAGGGCTTCGACGTTGCGCATATCAAGACCGACTCGATCAAGATTCCGAGGGCTACTCCCGAGATCATCGAGAAGGTTATGGAGTTCGGTAAGAAGTACGGATACACCTTCGAGCACGAGGCTACTTACGACCGTATGTGTCTTGTGAACAAGGCCGTCTATGTCGACTATGAGGACGGACACTGGAGTGCTACCGGCGCCCAGTTCCAGCACCCCTACGTCTTCAAGGAGCTCTTCTCGAAGGAGGAGCTGGATATTCGAGACGTGGCGGAAACCAAGAGCGTTACAACTGCTCTGTATCTCAACAACGGCACTGAAGAGAAGCCAGAGATGGAGTTCGTCGGTAAGACCGGCGCCTTCGTCCCCGTGAACCGTGGAGGCGGGATCCTACTCCGCGAGAAAGATGGTGCGTACCATGCCGCATCAGGCAGTACCGGTCACCGGTGGGTACAGTTCGAATCATTCAAGGAAGCCCACGCAGACGACTGGAAGGAGTGGGTCGACTGGAGTTACTTCGAGGGTCTTGCTGACGATGCAAAGGCTGCGATCGGAGACTTCGGCGACTTCGAGGCCTTCACCCTTGGAGCTTGAGCCGTATATTTGGAACGGAGATAACGATGGCTGAGTACGAGAACCAGTGGGGTCCGTACAAAGAGCACTCGATCGAGAAGGATCGAGACCCGGTTCTTGACGACCCGATCATCTACGGGGTCAACGTCAAACACTTCACGGCGACAGTATATTCTCAGGATGGGCGAGTTAATAAGTATTGGAATGCCCGCATCCTCAAGGATGACCTGGGGTACTGTCGAATCGCCTGTCCTCGGGATGGGAAGATTCTGTGCTTCAACTGGGTACACTGGACTGCTTACATGTTTACCCATGACGGCCTGAACGAGCTGGTCTTTATGCCTGGCTCGAGCAGGAAGACGATTTCTCGGCTTTACCATGAGGAGGTGAAGTGATATGTGTGGACGTTGGATGTGGATGTGGTCTCGCTGGCATGGCTGGACCCGGATTCACGTGCAGGATGCTAACTGCTTCCGGTACAACTACACCTGACATGGTCTGACGAAGATCTAGCAGCGAAGGAGGTGAAACACTATGGGATGCTGGCGCTGGGTTCTTGTCCGCGGTCCTTTCTGGCAGCGGCACTGGATGTTCGTTCAGGATGCGGGATGCTACCGTCATAACTACACCTGATGTGTAAAACCCCCGGGTCTGTAAAAGGGCCCGGGGGTCCGCGTCAGAAACTAAGGGTAATATGAGACCCCTCTACTCGAAAGGAATACTCATGCTGCCCGTTGCCAAGATTATCATCTCCGGACTCACCTCCATTGGAGCTGGTATGATTGCCAGCAAGCTCACCAAACCCCTGGTTTCGAACGCAAATGGAATCGCTAAGATTCTGCTTTGGTTCGGATCCGTGGGCACTGGTGTTGCTGCTAGTGCAATCGTTGCCCGCGAAGTGGAGCTGCAGTTCGATGCGACCGTCAAGGCCGTACAGGAAGCTCGAGACCACGTCGAGATCGAAGACTGATCTCTAACCCTATATCCCGAACCTGGGATATAGGTCTTTCTGAAAGGAGCACACATGCCAGGAAAGATTGTCGCCCACGATACCCATCTTCGGATCGATACCGAGTTCATTGAGCTCAAGGACTGCTTCGAGGCATTCCGTCGAGGGGTGGAGTATCGCGAGAAGAATGACGTTGACGATATTCTCGTCATCTGTAACGCCCCCGATATCATTGAGTACCAACTCAAGAACGGGGACAGCTTTATCGTCACCTATGATCCGATCCACCGGATCATCGTGATGCGTGTGTTCCTCCACGACGAGGACATCACCATCAAGCCCATCTATATTTACAACAACCGTGAGTACCAGATCGCCTGTGAGTTCCTCAGGCAGATCATGCACGACAAGATCGACCTTAAGGACGAGTGGATCGCATGAGCAAGAAGAACCCAAGTGTCATTGACTACTTCGACCTCAATGGTGACCTGAATGAGGAGGCCTATGAGTTCGAGGACGTCAAGCTTGAAGAGTACATTGACAAGCGAAGTAATGTCAAGCCCTCCTGGGTTGGTAAGTATAGCCACCAGATGCACTTCGACCTCCCTGACGACACCGAGGTCAGCTTCTATAAGGGGCTGAACATTGTCTATGCGGACATCAACTTTGCAGGTGGGATCCGAACCATCCTGTTTAAGTGCCGCCAGAAGAAGAATCTTACTCGATTCATTTCCCGAGTGCTCGAGATCGCACAGGGAGATCCCTCAAACGTCCACCCTGATTTCCGCGCCTGATATCTAAGGAGAACACAATGGTACGACTGAGCAACCTTACGATCGAGAACGCCCGAATCTTCTTCAAGGACTTCTCCGCCGCTGGTCCTTATGCCGGTGGTACGAAGCGAACTTTCTGTGTTGAGATCCCCGAGGACATGGTTGAAGCCCTCGAGAAGGATGGCTGGAACCTGAAGTCCCGGGAGTCTCGGAATGATCCGGATGCGCTCACCCACTATCTCAAGGTGGAGGTGTCCTACCGGGCCCGTCCTCCGAAGATCGTCTGCATCCCGGACATCACCAAGCGCCGGGTGTATATCACCGAGCAGACTGTCGACTCTCTGGACTACGTTGAGATTCTGAACGTGGACCTCACGATCAACCCCTATGTCTGGGAGGTCAACGGTAACTCTGGCGTGAAGGCATATTTGGGTACAATGTATGTCACTATCGCTGAGGACCCGCTGGACGCCAAGTACGAGGAAGGCGAGGAGGTGGCTGCCTGATGCGACGCTACGGTTTCTTCAACTTCCTGTTCGATGTCTTCATGACTGGTATGACCGGAGGGTTCTGGCTGATCTGGATCTTCATTCGGGAGATGCGGCGAGGCTGATTTTATACCCCGGGGTCTGTAAAAGGGCCCCGGGGTCTCTCACTTATAGAAAGGACACACGTGGCTAGCCGACTTATCGTCAGTGCTGATGATATTCTGAAGGCGGTCAAGGAATCAGAGGCGTTCGAGAGGAAGGCCCTCTCTGAGGCTCGGAAGCGAGATCGAGCTGAGGGCAAGGAGCCTCGAGAGACTCTGTATCCAAACCCGGATCTTAAGCCCGGTCGAGAGATCGTGCTCGACTACATCAAGAACCCGGAGCGTCGTCGTACGCCACGGTGTTCCGTTCACCTTGAGAAACGGACTGCGAACAACAGCTATCGATTTATCGTAGATGTTTCTCAGGTAAGGAATCGAGAGCTTGCGGACGAGATTGAGAAGGATCTCTTCGCATTCATGGACTATATTCTCGACGAGTACGACATCCCACGACGTATTAAAAGGAGCACAAAATGATCACTCTTATCAAGGTTGACGAGGGTCCCGTTGACATCTACGAGCTTCGTATGCAGTACCTTGCTAAGCTCAAGCAGACGGACGGGGTCATGCTTCCTACGTTCATCTACCGGAACAAGGACCTCTTCATCACCGAGTTCAAGCCCACTTGCGATGACCAGTGGATCATGTATATGACGAACGCTGAGGGTCTCATCACCAAGATGCGGATCAAGAATGGCGACCTGATGAGTAACGGGTCGGTTCTCTTCCTTGCTGAGGAGCGGAAGACCTACAACGCCAAGGAGTACTACGACTACTGGACTGCTCGTGAGGGTAAGCCTGCTCCGTTCTTCTACGAGTCCCGGCAGTATCATGTCAAGTCGTTCATGCGTGTTCCTGGTTCAACCGATTTGTGGATCACCGCTGAGCGAGAGCATGGTCACTGGTACACCTTCCGTATGTCGGACGACCAGAAGTCCAAGTTCACCCGCCACACGATGACAAACGAGAAGGGTCACCAGTCTTACGACTGGGTTCTCGAGAACGTCGAGTGGGCCGCCGACACCATCCGTTATTTCTGAGGAGGATATTGTGGAGCTCACTGACGGCGGATGGTACAAGACCCCCCGTATTATCAAGGGTAAGGACTTTCTGGCGCATATTCATGACACATACGCATCTGGGAATGCTATGTATGTGGAGTTTAAGGCGTCCGAGGGAGAGGTGCGTATCCTCGAGTATCAGCGACTCTATGACGTAGATACCGAAAGCGCGGTCCTGTTTACAATCAACACCTTTCCGCAAGAGAGTATTCTCCTCAAGAACATTGAGGAGTACGAATTCATCCAGTACAGACCCCAGCAAGCATGGAAGGCTATTCACATGGGAAGCACCAAGCGCATCAACCTCGAGCAGTTCGACCAGATCTGGCTCGATCAGACATTCCAGAAGCTGCACCCGGTTATCGTCAACCACGACGGCAAGTTCTGGCATGTGATGGGGCTGAAGCTAGACGTGGACGCAGATGGCTCGTTCTGGGGGCTCTATCTCAAGCGGCAGGACAGCGACTTCATGAAGGAGATTCGCATGCCTCTGACTCAGAAGTTCATCTATAATCCCATCTCGGGTTCCTGGTCCCTTGACGACCCGACTCAGGAGATCAAGGACCTTGAGGAGATCAAGCAGACTCTCCGAGCTGATGCGATCCTGGATGTGACGGTTTCGGGCGTACCTATGAAGCTGATCAGGGTTCAGGAGATCGCGAAGGGTGTTCTATTCTTCGTCTTCCAGGACGAGGAGAAGAACAAGCGGTACTACTACAACCGCCCAGCCATCAAGCTCCGTATCGTCACGGACTCGGAGACGGGTGAGCAGAAGTACCTCCTGGATCACATCAAGGCCATGCACATTGACTGAGCGCTGGCGAAGTTTACCCCACCCCTACTCAAGGTATGAGGCATCTGATCTCGGTCGGGTGCGGAATGTCTCGAGTGGGCGAGTTCTTCGGATCCAGAAGTGCTCAGACGGTGCTCCCGGGTTCTCCCTGTATCGCGATGACTCAGGTAAGCAGACCATGGTTCGCTGTGGTATTGTTATTTGGCGTGCGTTCAACGGAGAGCCCGGGAGGGGGCACTATGTCATCCACCTGAATGGTGATATGGCTAACGCCCGTCTTGAGAACCTGGATCTCGTATCGTACTCGGCGTACCGGCAGGCTTGGTATGACGACTACAATGCTCGGATGGATGAGCTCTTTGAAGAGACCCGGTCTGAGTTCGACGACTATATCTTCGGCTCGTGTACTGAGTCGGAGGCGGATAGAAAGGTTCGCTTTGGCGACTGAGAACTGGAAGACGATCCCCGGCCTCAATGATAAGTATGAGGTCTCGGATCTTGGGCGGGTTCGAAACAAGAACACCGGCCGTTTCCTGACACCCCGGTACAAGGACGGCTGTTACATGTACCGCATGGAGAAGCCCAGTGTTCATGGTCGGGAGCGTAAGGTCTACTCAGCTGCAGTGCTCGTGTGGAGTCTGTTCGTCGACAAGATCCCGGATGGGTACTGGGTTCAGTACAAGGACGGAAACCGACGGAACCTGGCCCTGTCCAACCTCTACCTTAAGTCCAACTCCGAGTTCCGCAAGGAGGAGTACAAGGAGGGTCGACTTGGGATTCAGCTTGTGAAGTCTGAGTTCGATGAGTGGATCTTCGGAGACTGTCTCGAAAGGAGAACACACTAACCATGACAGTTACGTATCGCCCTGAGCAGATCCAGGCGGTGCGTCAACTGCAGAACGGCAGCATCTTGGCGGGTGGCGTTGGTTCGGGGAAGACCCTGACTAGCCTGGCGTGGTACCTCACGTCGGTTTGTAACGCCGCCTCGTTCAATAAAGGGGGGTCCTTGGCTAAGAAGAAGGTCAAGGGCTCCCCTACGCTGTATGTCATCACAACCGCTAAGAAGCGGGACTCCCTTGAGTGGGAGGAAGAAGCTGCGCGTCTCGGTCTGAGTACTGATCCTGCATGTAGTTTCACTGGTTCACACATTGTGGTGGACTCGTGGAACAACATCGGGAAGTACTCGGATCGAGAACACGCGGTATTCTTTTTTGATGAACAGCGTGCTTCCGGCAGTGGGCGCTGGGTCAAGGAGTTCTTGAAGATTACTCGTAAGAACACCTGGCTTCTGCTCTCAGCCACCCCTGGAGATGTCTGGATGGACTACCTCCCGGTATTCATGGCCCACGGATTTTTCAGGACTCGGACGGAGTTCATGGAGGACCACGTTATATTTGACCGCTTCGCAAAATACCCCAAGGTCAAACGATACATAGGGGAGGCGAAGCTGCAGCGCTTGCGTCGGAGTATCCTTGTGGAGATGCCGGTGGAGCGGCACACTACTCGTGAGAGGGAGACTGTCTACTGTGACTACGACCGAGACTTGTATAAGTGGGTCGTGAAGAACAGGATGGATCCCTGGACAGAGGAACCCCTTAGAGACGCAGGTGGGGTCTGCAGAATCTTGAGAAAGGTGGTCAGTGATAATGACTGGCGTTCAGCAGAAGCCAAGCGCATACTCTCAAGCAATGAGAGGGTTATCGTATTCTACAATTACAACTATGAACTCGATCGAATCCTTGCAGTTGCAGAGAGCCTTGGACTGCCTACGGCGCAATGGAATGGACATCGGCACGATGCTATTCCAGGAGGAGATCGATGGATCTATATCTGTCAGTACACCTCGGCAGCAGAGGGATGGAACTGTACTAGTACCGATACGGTTCTCTTCTGGTCACTCAACTATTCCTGGCGAGTGACAGAGCAGTGTGAGGGTCGAATTGACCGATTGAACACGCCATATTCTCGGTTGAAGTACTACTTTCTTGAGTCGGATTCGTCGATCGACAAGGCTGTTCGGCGGTCATTGGGCTCGAAGAAGGTGTTCAACGAGAGGGCATTCGTCGGTTAGAATACGTGTGACTGTGGGTCGGGAGAGTGGTCACTTTGTATTTGGTGGCCATTTTTCCGTCCCACTGGCCATTTTTGTATGTTACAGAGGTGACAGATGTTACTCATCACACGTATTGTGGACAAAAAAGTGGCCACTTAGGTGTCACACGTATTGTGGACTTTTCCTTGGAATTGCAACGAAAGGTCGCAAAGTGGCCATTTTTAGTAAAATATATATATTGATTGATTGATTGATTTTTTAATATATATATGAGTATAGGGATTTTTTGGGTTTTTTGTCCAAGCCTATTCCTTGAGGCTGTTTGATGATGTTTGATGATGTTTATCGATCGAATTTTCACATTAGTCACATCTGTAACAAAACCCTACCCATTCCAAAAATACCCTCCCCTCTACAATACGTGTGACACCCCTTGTCGCAAACTACGCATATAATGATAAGAAGGATAGAAACAAGCCTATCCCTTCTTATAGGCTTACCCAGAGGAGCACACCATGCGTGAGTCACAATTCCAAGCACAGCTCATTAAGAAGCTGAACAAGATGCTGCCGGGGATCATCATTCTGAAAAATGATCCTAACTACATTCAAGGAATCCCAGATCTGATTCTTCTCTACAAGAATCGTTGGGCAGCCCTTGAGGTGAAGCGAGGCGCCACTGCCTCAGTCCGTCCGAACCAGGCACACTACGTTCGGACAATGCATGCTATGTCGTATGCAGCATTCATCTACCCTGAGAACGAGAGCGAGATCCTCAGTGAAGTTCAACAATCACTCACAGCTTAATGGAGCCCACGCATTCCTTTCCGCCAGTAAGTATCACTGGCTCAACTACTCTCCCGACAAACTGATCGAGACCTTCCGAACCGCCCAGGCTGCCGCAAAGGGTACCCGTCTTCACGAGCTCGCCGCTGAGCACATTCGCTTGAAGATGCGCATGCCTCGAAACAAGGTGACATTCAACAACTATGTTAACGATGCTATTGGGTTTCGGATGGAGCCGGAGCAAGTCCTGTTTTACTCGGTCAACTGCTTTGGCACTGCTGACGCTATCTCCTTTGACAAGGGCCTGCTTCGCATCCACGATCTGAAGACCGGGGTACACCCGGCCAAGATTGATCAGCTCATGATCTACGCGGCACTCTTCTGCCTCGAGTATGATGAGCGTCCTGGGGCTATCAACTACGAGCTCCGTATCTACCAGAATGACGATATTCAGGTAGCAAACCCGGAGGGCGACGACATCGCCCCAATCATGGACACCATCATCCAATTCGACAAGCTGATCGAGAAGATCAAGGAAGAGGAGGCCTAATGGATCTCGCCCACTATGGTGTTAAGCGCCGTTCCGGGCGCTATCCTTGGGGTTCTGGTCAGGACCCGCACCAGCACTCTGGTGATCTGCTCTCCACCATCAAAGACCTCAAGGCGAAGGGTCTCTCTGAAACTGAGATCGCCAAGGGACTTGGAATGACCACCACCCAGCTCCGAGCACAGCGATCCATCGCCAAGAACGAGAAGCGTAAGGCTGACGTTGCGATGGTGGCCCGTCTTAAGGAGAAGGGGATGTCTAACACGGCCATTGGCCGTCGTATGGGCATCAACGAGTCCTCCGTCCGAGCGCTTTTAGACCCCACCCTCAAAGAAAGGGCGGGGAGTACTGAAGCTCTGGCCAAGGAACTCAAGAAGCAGGTCGGTAAGGACGGTCTCCTTGACGTCGGACTCGGTGTTGAGGTCAACATGGGTGTCACAAGCACCAAGATGAAGACAGCAACTGCCATGCTCGAGGCTGAGGGCTATCACGTCCACAAGGTGAAGGTCCAGCAGCAGACGACTGGTAAATTCACCGAAATGAAGGTCCTGGTGCCTCCGGGCATGGACTACAAGACGGTTCTGGCCAAGCGGGGCGAAATTAAAGCCCCCGGTGTCAATATTGAGGACCGGGGTCGTACCGTGTACGGTATCGAGAAGCCCACTGCAGTTTCCAGTAAGCGACTGAAGGTTCGCTATGGAAATGAGGGTGGTACCGATATGGACGGCGTTATTGAGGTTCGACGAGGAGTCAAAGACCTCTCCCTCGGTGGCTCAAACTATGCCCAGGTTCGTATCTCTGTTGATGGTACGCACTATCTCAAGGGTATGGCTATGTACTCGGATGACATTCCTAAGGGATATGATCTCCGGTTCAACACCAACAAAAACCCCACCGGCAATAAGCTTGACGCCCTCAAGAAGCAGACTGGTGATCCTTCGAACCCCTTTGGTTCGGTGATTCGCAAGCAGCTTCACTACACTGATGCCCACGGCAAGAAGAAGCTGTCGGCGATGAACATCGTCAACGACGAGGGTACTTGGGGTGATTGGTCGAAGACCTTGAGCTCCCAGTTCCTCTCGAAGCAGCCCGTCTCTCTTGCTAAGCAGCAGCTGCAGAAGGTTCGAGACAAGCGCCGTGCTGAGTTCGAAGAGATCATGGCCCTCACAAATCCATCCGTCAAGAAGAAGCTGCTGCAGTCTTTCGCAGACTCAGTGGATTCTGACGCCGTGGATCTGAAGGCAGCAGCTCTTCCTCGACAGGCCAGCCAGGTCATCCTCCCAGTCCCCAAGATGAAGACCACGGAGGTTTACGCCCCCAACTTCAAACATGGGGAGAAGGTTGTTCTTGTTCGTCACCCTCATGGTGGACGATTCGAGATCCCAGAACTGACAGTCAACAATAAAAACCCCCATGCCAGAAAAGCCATAGGGACTAAGGTTAAGGATGCTATCGGTATCCACCCCAAGGTCGCTGAGCGTTTGTCTGGTGCGGACTTTGATGGTGACTCAGTTCTCTGCATTCCAAACAATAGCGGAAAGGTCAAGACCTCACCAGCTCTTAAGGGACTGAAGGACTTTGATCCCAAGGCTATGTATCCGGCATACCCTGGTATGAAGCCCATGACTTCTAAGCAGAAGCAGATGAAGATGGGTGAGGTTTCGAACCTCATTACCGATATGACTATCGGTGGTGCAAACCAGGCTGAGATTGCCCGTGCTGTTCGACACTCCATGGTTGTGATTGATGCCGAGAAGCACAAGCTCAACTACAAGCAGTCCGAGATCGATAACGGTATTGCCGCCCTCAAGAAGAAATACCAGGGTAAGGCAAACGCCGGGGCTTCTACTCTAATCAGTCGTGCTTCTTCCGAGAAGCGTGTTGCTGAAAGAAAAGCCCGGTCCGCTTCAAAGGGTGGGCCTATCGACAAGCGGACAGGACGCAAGGTCTATGAAGAGACTGGGGCTACTTATGTAGACAAGCATGGTAAGACTGTGCTTCGTACTGAAAAGTCTACTAAGTTGGCCGAGACCCATGACGCATACTCCCTTGTTTCTAAGAACGGGAGTGCTATTGAAACGGTCTATGCCAATCACTCTAACGAACTGAAGGCTATGGCTAACGAAGCCCGTAAGGCTACGCTTGCTATCCCCTCTGTTCGAAAGAACCCCCAGGCCGCAAAGACCTACGCCCCTGAAGTTAAGTCCCTCAAGGCCAAAGTAAACGAGGCCCTCCGGAATAAACCCAGGGAAAGACAGGCACAGGTCCTGGCTGATGCGGTAATCAGGGCTAAGAAGCAGGCTGATCCAACTCTTGCCAATGACAAAGAGCGCCTCCAGAAAGCCCGGCGCCAGGCTTTAGCCGAGGCCCGTTCAAGAACGGGGGCTGGTAAGAAGCCTTTCGCTATCACTCCTCGAGAGTGGCAGGCTATCCAGGAAGGTGCTGTCTCACAGGCTGCCTTGAACAAGGTTCTTGAACTTGCTGATGAATCAGTAGTTAGGGAACTGGCTACACCTAGGTCGCAGCCTAAGGTATCGTCCAGCATGGTGTCCAGAGCCAAGGCTATGAGTAGTAGAGGTAAGACTGCTGCTGAGATTGCTGAAGCTTTGGGAATCTCAACAACTTCTGTACACCGTGCTCTTGAGGAGGGCTGACCACACCATGGTACACACCCTCTCACAGGGCCTCTCTGAGGAGGTCTACTATGGCTAGGATGCTGTCCACAGTGGACAATCCTTACGATCCAAGAACTTCATGGGACGAATGGTTTGCTTTTGACACTGCCCACGGCTACGGTACCTGTGGCCTCCTGGCCAGGCTGTGCACATCAAGCGATTCGTTAAGTGAAGAACTTGAAATCGAAGAAATTGAAAATGCAATTGATCGAATTCTCAATCTTGATGGAACAAATTTCTATCAAACTTTTGAGATCGATGATTGAAAAATAAAAATTTCTTCGTCGACCCGGGGGAGGGGGGTCTCGCATTTAGGCCCCCCACCCTCATCGCCGCCCCCTCCATATTTTCCCCGGAGGGATATTTGGAAAGCCAATTGGGGACTAGGTTCTAGGGCTCACAGGAAGTTTCTCGTGTGCTCCTTTCTTCCTGCTGGTCTCGCTCACAACGGGCCCTAGAATCTAGCCCTCAATTGGCCCCAAACGCCCTCTATCTAAGGAGCAACTATGGGTAAAAGGGCCGCAACACCCTCTAAACCAGCTCGAACTGTGGAACAACGAGAAGCGCAGATGATCAATCTCGCGCTTGAGCTCGCTGAGAAGCAGCTTCGAGAGGGTACAGCACCGGCAACCACGGTGAATCACTACCTCAAGCTCGCCTCCACAAGAGAACAGCTGGAGGTAGAGAAGCTGAGGAACGAAACAGCACTCCTCGAGGCGAAGAAGACGGCGCTCGTCAGCGCTGAGCAAGCCGAGAAGATTGCCAAAGAAGCCATCGAAGCCTTCCGTACATACTCTGGAGCGGGAGATGTTACGAACGTATACTGAACTGGCGCGCCTCGAGACCTTTGAGGAGCGGTTTGACTACCTGGCTCTCACCGGGCAAGTCGGTACAGCCACGTTTGGCTTCGATCGTTACCTGAACCAACGATTCTACACCTCGACAGAGTGGAAGAAGGTCAGGAACTTTGTTCTGGCTCGGGATGAAGCCTGTGACCTCGGGATCGAGGGACTTGACATCAGATACATGCCGCTAATCCACCACATGAATCCGATTCAGCCCAAAGATCTCGAGGAATTCAATCCAGACATCCTCGAGCCAGAGTTTCTCATCACGACAACCAAGAATACCCACAACGCGATACACTTCGGAGACCGATCGAGGTTGACACCACGAGTTGTTGAGCGTCGACCGAATGATCAAGCTCCCTGGAGGATCTAATGGGAACCATTCTTGAAGATACTAAGAAGGCTATCGGCATCATGCCTGGATATGACGCCTTCGATGACCAGATCCTGATGCATATCAACACTGCACGAATGGATCTCGCACAATTGGGGCCAAAATGCGATGTCCCGATTGAGAAAGATACCGCTTGGACCGTCTTTGATTCGATCGACGACGAAGCGGCAATCAAGTCTTACATCGCCATGAAGGTTAAGCTGTTCTTCGACCCACCGGGGAACTCCTTCTTGGTATCGGCATACCAGAAGCTGATCGAGGAGGCAGCATGGCGACTGATCTATCAGACCGAGGGGAAGCAGAGGTAGAAGACCTCATTCACCACGGTGTAAAAGGCCAGAAATGGGGCGTCATCCGCAAGAAGGCTAGCGCTGGTCGGAAGGCCACCATAAAGGCTATCCAGAAGGGTGGACGATTCACTGCCAACGCCACCAAGACAACCATCAAGACTGCTCGAACTGGGGCAGCTAAGGCACAGAAGGCTAAGCAGGCCCATGACCAGCGAGTCGCCGGAAAGAAGCAGGCAAAGGCCGACGCAAAGGCCCGAAAGAAGTTCGCAAATCGCGGATACAAGAAGATCAGCGACTCCGAGCTTCAGTCTCGAATTAAGCGGCTGGAGCAAGAGAAACGCTATCGGGAGCTCAAGGCCGATCGCCACCTGGTTCGAGGTCGTGAGGTCACTCGGTCGATCCTCGAGAACTCTCTGACCAAGGCCGGAACGTACGCAGCAACCAAGGCTATGAAGACTGCCTTTGATAAGTCTTT